CAGGCAGCAGTGCGCTGATACCAGTTCCTGCTGTTTCAAGCAGGCCAATGGCACCGGGCACCACGCCCTTGAACGCTTCCTTGACTTCGCCGCCAAACGTCGTTTCCGGCTTGATCTTTTGAGCGCGTAGCTCGGCTAAGCGGCGGTCGATATCCTGTGTCTGGACGTCGTACTGGCTGGCCTGTGACTGCATTGACTCCGCAATCTGTGCCAACCGTCTCGCTGCTTCGACATCACCGGCTGCGTCTGCGTTGCGTAGCGCGGTCAGCACTTCTTGGAGAGTCATGTTACTTGCCCTTGTTCAGATACTTGTCCACCAGTGCTTGATCTTGTGTTGACATACCAGCGGATGACGACGCGCCCAGTTGCTTACGGATCGGTGCCAGCACCGGCTCCATTTCTTTGCGAATCTGGGCTTTCTGGCGCTGCAACTCAAGCCGTGCAATATCAAGCTGCTTCTTTTGTGCAGGGTCAATCTTGCCACTTTGCTCGGCCATGATCAACATTCCGTTGGCCCCGGCGAAGTCTTCGTCCAGATTCCGCTCCAACTGTTGTAGTCGGTTCATCGTGGTCGAGTACAGCGTCTGTGCACGGCTGAGGTTCAGACCCTCACGCTGGATACGGTTGGCTTCGTTGCTTGCGGCGACCTTCATCCGGTCGATCTCACGGTTGAGCGCGGCGTCGCGGGACTGCACGTCGGTGCCGTAAACACCACGGCCAGTCTCCATACCTTGACGCTTGAGGATGCTCGACTGCTCGTAGCCCTTCTCACCGCCAGCGATACCCTTCTCGACCGCAGCTTTCTGCAAGCCAAACAGACCCTGCTCGGAGTCCTCGATACCCTTCAGGCGCTCACGCTTGGCAGCACGCTGTGCATCTTCGTAGGACAGACCAGCCTTGGCTGCGCCAGCAAACTCACCATAACGGCGACCACCGGCACCCATCAGGGCTTCGGCCATCTGGCGACGGCGCTGCTTCTCAGGGTCGAACTCCTCACCCATCATGCGGCGCTGATCCTCGATGTATTTCTGGCGGCGTGCACGCTCTTCTGGGAACTCCATGAGCTTGGTGATTTCTTCACGGCGCTTGCGCTCGACTGCCTCGGGGTCGATCTGCATGGACTTCTCGGCTTCGGTGCGAAGCAAAGAGCCAAGGCCATCCGACGGAGTGCCGGGGGCAGCGGGAGCAGCACCGGGGGCAGTGGGACGGCCAGCGGTAGACGGAGCGCCTTGGGCACCGGGCATACCAGCCAAGCCAGCCGGAGCGGGAGGACGCGGGGCAGCAGGAGCGGGAGCAGCCGAAGCCGGAGCAGCGGGAGCAGCACCGGGCATGGGTGGGGTGCCAGCCTGTACGGGGGCCGGGGCAGCTTGCTCAGCTTCTTCACGGCGCAGCTTGTCCATGTAGGGGGTCATGCTGGAGGCATCGCCACCGTAGAACTCCTTGGGGAGGTACGGCACATCCACGCCCATGGCACGCAAGGGTCGAGTGATAACGGACTCAGCCGCACCTGCCAGACCACGCCCGGGAAGTGTCAGCACGTCCATGCCAGCGGCTTTGAGCTTGCGCAGGGTGTTGGCCATAGCGGCACGATCACCTTCGCGCTGCTTGCGCTCTTTTTCCTCATCGGTCTCCTCTTTGTCAGAGGAGCCACCTTCAGCAAACGCCACGATGCCGCCAGTGGCCATCATTTTCGGCTGGGCAGCGGCCTGTGCGCCGGGGGCGGCAGCGATACCACCCATCAGCTTCTGCATCATGCCTTGTTGCTGTGCGACTTGCTGATTGGCAGTCTCGCCACGCTGTTGGGCGAGTTCGTTCTTGGTCAACTCCATGACCTCTTTCTCGCGCTGCGCGGCAACCGTCGGAGTTTCTGCGCCCTGTGCCGCAGCTTGCTGTGACATCTTCAACTGCATGTCACGAGCGGCAGCTTCCTTTTCGGACTTGATCTTTTGGAGAGCAAGCAGGTCGAGCAGGTCTTGGCTCATGGTGTAACGCTGTTGCAGGGGTGCAGGGTTGCCACGGTATGCGGCCACGCGATCTTCCACAGAACCCAAACCAGCCATCGGGCTGGCCTTCATCGGATTCGGTGCCGGTTGTTGCTGCGGAGCGCCCTGCGGTGCGCGACCTTGGGCTGCAAGCCCCATAAGTCCTTGTGCGTTAGGTGCTTGCATGGATTAACCCCCGGTCGTGGTAGTAGAAGAACTCGTACCCGCTGCGGTCGTACCATTGGCAGTGCTCGTCGGCGTGTTGCCGCTACCACCAAACAGTTGGTCATAGAGGCTCATGAGGCCACCAGACTGAGACAGAATCTGCGACAGGGCGCTGGGTTGCGAGTACGTGTAGGACTGTGCTGCCAGAGGCAGACCTTGGAGCAGCGACTGCTGGTACTGCACCTGCTTGTACGGGAAGTCACGTTCTTCCTTGAACTGTGCAATGTCAGCGGCGATGCCTTCTTGCTCGATACCGCGCTCAAGCCCGCCGAGTTCGGCTTGCTTTTGTAGGGCGGCGAGGCCGTAGTTCTGTGCAGCGGTTGTGGCCTGCTGGCCTTGTTCCTGCTCACGATTGAACTGAGCCATGGCCTGATCGTAGGCCGTCTTGTAGCCGGTGCCGGTGATGTTGGCCAGATTCGACAGCAAATTACGCTGGCTCTCGGACTCCATCAGAGCGCCGCGACCACCACCAAAGGCACCCGCCTTGGTCAGTGCAGTGCGGTTGGCCAGATTTTGAATCTGGGCTTGGCGCTGAGCTTCGGCAATCTGCGGATCGAGCGCAGATTGCAGGTAGGGGTTCATCAGACGCTGTGCATCTTCGGCAGTGAACTGCGTAGGAGTGAACGCCTGCATCTGCTCAGTCGGGATGGTCAGACCAGCGATACCTTGGAACGCTGCTTCTTGCGCACCCGATGCACCCGCTGTCAGGGGGCCGGTGTAGGCTTGGTAAGGCTGGTTGGAGAGCGCTTGACCTTTGCCAAGCATCTCAGTGACGTACGGGCCAACCCAGTTGGAAAGGGATGACTCGGTGCCGGTTTGCTGCCCAACGCCGGTAGTTGCAGCCGTCGTCGAGGTAGTCGTTGGAGTGGTAGTAGGTGCCGTGGCCATTGTTTACCTCACGTTGGCAAAAATTTGTTTGATTTAGCCCGGTTTTCAGCCGAGGGTAAATACTGGAGATTGTCCGCTACATGGAGCCCAGATACAAGTTCGCCGCGTAATGGGATAACGTGATCAACCTGATGACCTACTGGACAACCCTTATACACTTGCACAATCGCACCCATATCAGCCCATGCTGGCGTACGTAGCTTAATCGCACGCTTGTGGGCGTTAGTCAACGCCAAATGGTGCTTTGGGTTTGCGGCTCTCCAGAGCTTGGCTTTTGCCTTTGCCCGACTAAGCCGAACAGCACGTTTCTCTGGAGTTTCTGTTGCACGAGTGTTCCGTGCGCGAGCGGCGATTTCTGTTAGCCTGTGCGCACGTTCCCGCTGTTTACGGGTGTTGTACGCTTCGCGGTTTAGCGCAATACGTTCAGCTTCACACTGGCACTTACAGAGCAAACACTGCCCCGAGCGCGTTTCACGCTCGGCAACGTGCCCACGCTTACAGGGAATACCCGTGGTGTACGTACGTAACCCTTGCTGTTGTGCGATAAAACGCGGCCCCCTTGCGGTCATTTTGGTAACACCTTTGCGGGGTTTACAGGGCGCATCTGTTGTTTTTTGCCGTGTGCAGCAGTGCGGATACGATCCATCATTTCATACAGCCTCTGCGCCCCAGCCTCAGAGTTACCCCCGCCGAGGGCGCTAACCACATCAGCACTAACGACAAACTCGCCGTGGCTCAACCGGGCCTCCTGTTTTCCATCAATCTGTGCTGGAATTTTATCAGCCATGCCATCTGTTGCGCCAGATAAATATCGTGGTGCGCCACCCTTTGCGAGAGTGGTGATGCCCCCATGGGCATACTTTGGAACCGGCACGGTCTCAACCACCTTGGAGGCGTCGGTGCCTTCATTGACCTTGGCAGATTCTTCGGCCTTGGCCACAGCTTCAGCCGTGGGGCTGCGGCGCTCCTCCCGTGCGAGGTTTGCACGGTTGAGGGCTTCCAGACCGGCAGCTTCCTCTTTTGCCGCAGCGCGTGCGGCTTCGCCTTCGCCTTCCTTGGCGTAGCGGACATCAGAGAAATACCGCTGGCCACCACTGCCGGGGCGACGGTTCGGGTCGTACTGGCTACCTTGCACCCCTTCACGGATGGCGTCGTACTTGGGGATGCCCCCTTGGTAGCCCGTCTTTTCCTGCGGCTGGTTGGCTTGGTACAGGCCGTACAGACCACCTGCAACTCCTGCCAACGCCCGGGTGTTTACCCCGCCGGTTTTGGGGTCAGTGAACGCGGTTTTCAGCCCAGAGGCCAAGCTACCACCTGCGTTGGACAGCCAATTCCAGATGTCACCACCCTGCGAGGAAGGGTCATAGACTTCTTCGCCTTCGTAGTAGTAGACACCCTCTGGGGAAATAGCAGTGCCATCCGAGTAGTACGTCCATCCATACCCCGGGTCTCCCGGCAGAATTTCGCCAACGTCAATTTCGTACGTTTCGTCCATGATTACCCTCTCAGCATCTTCAGCAGTTCATCGTTGACATCATCCAGATCGCTGCGGACTGCACCACCCTTGGCATAAGGAGATGCAAACATCTTTTCCTGCGACGGATTAGCAAAAATGCTGCTCCAGTCATAAATGTACCCAATCTTTGCCGGATCGGGGGTTTTTACACTAACCTGTTGACCTCCAAGATCAGGCGACTGCATGAGCATGCCCATCATGGTGTTGACGTTGCCCATGCGCTGTGTCTTCAGCGCAGCGGCAGCCTGCGCTTGGCGGGTGCGTTCGGCCTCATCAGCAATAGTAGAAAACACCCCTGTGGGTGCCCACTTCGAGCCGGTGGCAGGATTGAAAGCAAACGGGGTGTCCGTGTCCGGTGTGTACCCGGGCTCTTGGCTCAGGAGGTACTGCTGGATCGCATCCTTGTCGGCTTGGTCAATCTTCTGGTCGGCGTTGTAGTCGTAGTTCGCGTCGTACGCACCTTGGCTTTCCAAGATGTTGATGATCGCGTCCAGATCGCCCTGCGTGGCTTGCGCACCTTGACGGCCCAGAGTTGTCTGTACGTCAGTGATCTGGGTGCCAAGACGTTGCTCAGTCTCACCGAGCTTGGTTGTCAGTGCAGCCTCGGTCTGGCCAATCTGTGTGAGGATGTCATCGCGTGTGGTACCAAGCTGAGTGGCCACATCGTCGATTGCCCGACCCAAGGCTTCATCACGACCGATGCCTGCCTTCTCATACTCGGCCATACGGTCGAGCACGTTGGCTTCTACTTCAGCAATCGTACCTTCGAGGGATTCCTGCACCCCCGTGATTTCTTCGGACAGCGCGGTCTTGGTGAGACCCAGTTCCTTGAGGATGGCTTCCTGCGAGTCCGTGATCTTGGTGCCGAGGCTGGTCTCAACATCGGTCACCTGCTTGGCCAGAGTCTCCTCGGTTGTGCCGATTTGCTTGAGCAGGTCTTCGCGGGTGGTGCCGAGGTTGGTGGCTACGTCGTCAATCGCCTTGGACAGTGCCTCATCACGTGCAATGCCGGTCTTCTCGTACTCGGCCATCTTGGCCAAGATATTGGTCTCGACGTCACCGACCTTGGTGCTGAGCGCACTGACATCTTTGGACAGGGTGTCAATCGACTTGGTGAGGTTTTCCTCTGTGGTGTCGATTCGGCTGAGCAGGTCGTCTCGTGTGGTGCCCAAATCGGCAGCGACATCATCGACGGCCTTTGTGATTGCCTCGTCGCGGGTGATACCGGCCTTCTCATACTCAGCCACCTTGTCGAGAATGTTCTTCTCGGTTGTGGTGATCTGGTCGGTGAGCTTGCCAGTCTGATCGTCAATCTTGAAGCCAAGGTCTTTGACTTGGTTGGAGAAGTCAGACTTCACCAACTCGATGGCATCCAGAATCTCTTGGTCTTGGCCACTCAATGCGGCCAGTGCGTCAAGTTGCTCCAGCACGGAGTTGTACCGTGCAGTGGGTAGGTACTCGGTAGCCTTACCCGTCAGATCGGTTTCGGCGTACTGACCAATGAGCTTTTGGATGTCATCCTGTGTTGGGCGCTTGAGGCCCAGTGCTTCGTATGCAGCCGTGACTTCACCTGCATCCACCATGCGCGGATCGACATAGGCACCAATCTTGGTAGCTTGCTCGGCTTCATTGACTTGGCCAACAAACTTCTTGACCTCTGCGTCCGTGGGCTTGTACCCCAGATCGGTCAGGTACTTGCGTGCCTCGGTCTCCGTCACTTGACGGGGGTTCACATAGGCAGCAACTGCTTTGGTTTGATCAGCTTCAGCCTTGCTGGCGACAAATTGATTGATCTCGGCTGCGCTGGGGGTGTACCCCTGCGACGCGAAGAACTGCTTGGCCTCATCGTATGTGGTGGCCAGCGGGTCAAACTGTTTCTTAGCAGCGGCGATTGCCGTGGCCTCGTCCTTTTGACCGACGAGCTTGGCGGCTTCTGCATCACTGAGTGTGTAGCCTTCAGCCTTGGCTGCGGCTTGAATTTCAGCGATGTCCACGACCCTTGGATCGACGTACTTCTCGACTGCGCCAGCAAGGTTGACGTCCGAAGTTGCGCCCACCAGTGCGTTGATGTCTGCCTCAGATGCAGCAAAGTCGGAGCGGTCGCTCAGTGCGGCGCGGGCCTCGGCGGCGCTGGTGTATGCGGAGTCGTACTTGGTGTCGAGCAGGTTGGCTTGCAGTTTGGCATCCGTGATGCCCAGATTGTTCAGCGCCGTGGTTGCAGCAGCAGCGTTTGCAGAGTTCTGCACCGTGCTGGCCACCGTCGGGTTGGACGACATGAGTAGGTTGGACACCACATCACCAGTCTTGGCCGCGCCGTATGCACCGCCAGAAACACCACCCCCGGCAATGGCACCGAGGATCGAGGACGACGTGATGTTGCCTGCGATGTCACGGGTTGGGTCAAGCTGGTACAACTGACCTTCGAGGTAGCCCTGAGTCAGACCTTCTTCGATACCCTCAACGACGCCTTCCTTGATGGTGATGGTGCCACCTTCTTTGACCCGTTTGCCGAGCGCGTCGATGACGCTGGCCAACTCGCCGGTACCGGCTTTGCCAAGGATGGCTTTCTCCAGAGCAGCGCCACCGATGCCCAGAGTAGTTGCAGTAATCACACCTGCGGTCAGGCCAGTACGACTGGCAATCTCCAGCGCAGTCTTGGTCGCATCAGCCTCGGACATACCCTTGGATCGGGCTACGTTGTAGGCTTCAGTGAACGCGCTTTGCGCCGCACCGCCAGTACTCTCGGCGATGTCAGACGCGGCAGCGGCGGTGATACCCGCCTTTGCGCCCCATTCAGCGGCCAGCTTCGTACCCATACCCCGTGCAAGGGCCAAGCCTTTGGCTGCGGTTGCCGCACCACCACCGATGAGCAGTGGCACAACTTCCTGCATGCCTTCCACACCAACGATCTCGGCCAAGAACTCAGCAGGGTACTGGGTGGCTGCGCCCCAGATCGCCTTGGCGGTGCCCATGACACCCTTGGCTTCACCGATTGTCTTGTTGATGTCAGCAACAGCGGCTTGGTACTCCGCAGTGGTTGTGGCCTTGCCGAGGTTGGTCAGCTTCTCGGCAAACTTGCCGACAGCCGTGTTGTTGGGGTTGATACCAGCCAGAGTGACGAGGCCGTTGAACGCTTGGAGGATGCCACCACCCGCCTTGAGCGCGTTACCCGCACCGTTGATGATGGTCGAGTTACCCGTGGTCTTGGCCAACTCCATCGTGGATTTGGCGAAGTTGTACAGGAAGTCGTCGATGCCACCTTTACCGTCGCCCGGGATGCTCCCGGCCATGACGAGCCATGCTTCTGGGTCGTTGGCTTGCAGGTCTTCGAGCTTGGGAGCCGTGACGATGACTTCGGGCATCTGGTAGACGTAATCGCCGAGCTTGGAGTCCCAGACTCGCACGCCCTGATCTTGTGCGATCCACACGGGCTTGCCGTCGTTGGTGTACGACAAGACAGCGGTGTTGTTCTCGAACTCGTCTTGCGTGGCCAGCCGGGTGCCCGCCGGAGGGGTGTACCCGCTCAGTTGGCTCTTGTTCCAATCACCGTAGGCTTGACCGTTGATCTCAACCTTGAACCCGTCGGACTTGGAGTCCTTGAGCAGGTCGTCATAAGTTTTGGTGTTGCCAGTCAGGAAGTCCTGAATCGACGCACCCTTGAGTGCGTTCAGGTCACCACCGTACTTGGAATCGACGTTGGCAAAGAAGTTCTTGGCGTCCACGTCACTGATCTGCGACAGGCTGATACCTTTGGCGTTGGCCAACTCGTCAATGAGGCGCACCTTCTGTGCGGTGAAATCGGCTTGGGCCGCAGTGTTGTTGGTCTTGAGCCCTTCAAACTGACCCTTGGACAGCCAGTGGTCGTACACATCCACACCTGCACCCAGCCCGTTGAGCTTGCGGTATTGGTCAGCATTGAAGCTGGGGTCGAGTGCTTCGACAAACGCCTTGTTGCTGGTGTCCACCGTGGAGTCGAGTTGGGTTTTCACCGCGTCAGTCGCGGTGCCAACAGCTTTCATGGCGTTGGAGTAGACCTCCTCCAGATTGCCATACTCCTTCTGGATTGCAGCCAACTCCCCAGCATACTTGTCGATCTGTGGTTTGTATGTGTTGGCGTAGTCCGTGTTGAGCTTCGACACGTAGTCGTTGTACTTTTTGGCGGCAGCGTTTGCAGCATCCGTCGTTGCCTGTGTCGGATTGGCTTTCTGCGCCGTAACCGCTTTGTCGTACGCGGCTTTGAGCTTGTCCTGCTCAGCCACACGCCCATTGAGTTCGTTGACAACCTTGTTATACGCGGCAGCAGTTTTTTCCTGCGCAGCGATGTTGGCGTCTACCTTGGCAGCAGCCTTTTCGGCAGCGTCATACTTGGTTGACACCCCATCGACAGCTTTCTTGAACCCGTCGGTAATCATGTCGCCGAGGGCTTTGGAGCCGTTCTTCATCAGGGCAGCTTGCACCGCCGCAGACACTTTGCCGCCGGACAAAGCCGCAGTTGTTGACCCCATGAGCACGTCAGTAGCAATAGCACGTTGTGCATCGGTCAGCTTGGTTCCTTTGGGGTCGAAGCTGTTGATGATGTCAGTGACGATGCCCGAGGCTTGAATCGCGGAGCCGATAACGGCTGTGGTGACATTACCACCTGCAAGCTGAGTTGCTACTGCCTGTTTGATGACCTGCTGCGCAGAAGGAGGCAGCTTGGTGAAACCGGGCACTTGGCCCAAAGCCGCAGGAACTGCCGCACCCACACCCCCAGTGATGAACGCCTTTACTGGGTCTTGCCCAGTGACGACAGCAACAGCGGAGGACGCTGCTCCAGCACCGACGATCTGCCCGGCGATCTGGGATGCAGTCTGCATACCGGCTTCTTGCGCCGCCAGCATCGCTGCTTGCTGAGACCCCGCTTTGACGCCATATTCGGCAGCGGTTCCCGCGTTGGACACTGCACTGCCGACAGTTTTGCCTACGTAGGAGCCAACCTGCTGGGCCACATAGGCTTTGGCAGTAGCTTCGAGTACATCGCCGAGGTCACCTCCGGCAATGGCTACGTCTGCGCCTTCGATCAGGGGGAGTGCCCATGCGTTACCTGTTGCAATCGCAGCGACCTGAGCAATAGCTTTTACCGGGTCGTCCAGCGCAGCCTCGATCACATTACCCACCGTGGTCATCACGGGGTCAATGATTTCATCGACAACCCAGTCAACTGCGTCTCCAACCGCGTCTACTACGTCTTCTACAAAATCACCAACTGCGTCAAACGCGTTTTCGAGTTCTTGGACTGGATCACACATTGTCGCCCCCATCAAGTTTCATCTGCATGATGATCATGCCCTTGGCAGTCTTGGTAAAAGTAATGGTGTCGTCGCCAGTTTTAATCTTGTTGAACGCCTGTTTAAGTACACGACTTATGGCAGGACTTCTGTACATGGCCACTACTTCTTGCACGCCGTCGTTTACCAATCGGGTGAGCCCTTCCGCTACGTTGTCCACCATGTTTTGCAGAGTGTCGGCGTTCATCGCCCAGACCATAGCTTTGTTGCTGTTGCTACCCGCGCCACGTTTGGCCATAAAAAACGTGTTCCCAATGATTGCGCCATCAGCGTTCAACTTGGAAATAGCGGCGGCGGTTGCCAGCATCCACACCTTAAAATCTTTCAACTTACCGCTTTTGGCCTCGTTGCTATGGTACGCGTGCAAAATTTGCGCGTAATCCAACTGCTTAGTGCGGCTGTCAACAAGTTTCATGGCGGTGTGTTTAGTAAGGGCCCGTGTAGTTTACCGCCATCCTGCACGGGAGTACAGTCCTGTTATTACGGCGGGGTAGGCAACGTGGCTGGCAGCGGCGCAATGAAGTTCACCGTCATCACAGACGACGGGATTCCGGGGTGGGGGCTGACCGCCGAAGATGCGCCAAGATTAAGCGATGTGTCCGAAGCGGACACCATCAGTTCGATGTACTGCCCCGCCTGAACGTCAATGTCAAACGAGTATGAAACTGGGCGGTACGTGCCGCTGCCAGAAATGCTGTACGCACGAGTGGAGTACCCAATGTCCACCCCGTCACGGCGAATCCACACAAAGAAGTCTTTTGAACTGCTGTTTGTGCTTTCAAGCTGCCCGGTGTACTGGAAGTTGTAGATGCCCCCGACGGTGACTTCAATTCTGCTCGTGCTACCCGACTGGATAGCCACGGCGTTGTTCAAATACGTCTGGTTGTAGACGATCGGGTACGCTGTGTTTGCAAGAGCGAACGTCTGGTCGGCGGTGTTGAAAAACAGCCCGTTGGGGCAGTCGATGTACTTGCCACCGTTGGTGCCGAGGATGGCATTGAACGCGTTGGTCAGACGGTTGTAGAACAGGCGGTGCACGTTGTTCAACTGGTCTTGGTAAGGCCGGTTGTACTGTTCTGGCCCCAGCGGGAGTGCTGGGGGTTCGACTTGTCCGAGGTTCCCTGACATTACGTAATCCCCCAGTGCAGGCGTTCAAGCATACACGTAACTTTGCGATCGGTATACATGTCACCTACGTCCATCAGGGCGCATGTCAATACGGGGTGCACCCAACTGCCACGTCACGCCCAGATCAGTGGACTCGATCTTCATGGCCATCTGGCGACCGCGCACGCGGGTAAAAATCTGCCCGGTGAACTGCTCGACCGGCAGCACCGCCGTGCGGGTGACGCTGGCAAAGCTACTGTTGGCGACCGAGTGGTTGGCGTTTGTCGCGGTGTTCACAGAGTACCCAGAGCCCGAGTTCTTCAGAGGCAGCAGGTACATCGTTGCTGTGGGGGCCGCAGCCGTCGAATTGGCAAACGTCATGTCAGGCAGCACGCGCCAGACAAACATGAAGTTGTGGCCGTCATCGAGGTCAAATTCAGACGAGACGATATACGCCTCGATCGGCAGCGGGGTTGCCCCCATGTTGTCGTCCAGACCCTGCTCATGGTTGACGAGGTTGTTGACATACGTCGCGGCCAGTGGGTACTCACGCAGACCGGAATCCAGCCACGCGGTGCGAGCCATGGTGCCGTACATCCACACGTTTTCCAAGTAGTTGTAGACGACGTAGCGGTCGATGTCAGTCGAGTTGGCCGAGCAGTAGAACCACCAGATTTCGTGGAAGCCCTCGTTTGTGCCAGCGACGATCTGTGCGTACTGGGAGGTGTTGATGTCTTCAAAGACGTAACGGCGCAGGTCACAAGGCAGCGGTTGGGTGCGACCGTCGTACTTGTAGAACTTGTCCTTGCCCATCCAGTAAGACACGCCGTTGGCGTACGCCACTGCGTTCTGGCCAGCAATGGAGATGTTCTCGCCCACCAACTGTCCAGACCACACGATCGGGGCACCGACGTACTGGAGCGAATACACAGCGGCGTCCGTCCACACCAAGATTTCCTGACGAGACTGGGTGGCCGTGATGATCTCAGAGCCACGGGACAGGCGCAGGAAACCCGCTTGGTTGGTTGATGCAGGTGTCCAGTTGTAGGGGTCTTCCTGATCGCACCAGCGAATGAGCATCGGGTCAACCGTAGCTGAGCCGTAGTCGTTACAACCGAAGGCAAACACAAAGCGGCTGATGTCCGACACCAGCAGGTAGTTCTGATGTGTCGGCACGTCAGAGGAGCCACCAAAATCGCTCAGGGCGTACGCATTTGGCAGGATTCGGCTGATACCCGTCCCGGCCCCCGTGACTTCAACCAGCGCCCCACCATAGGTTTCCGAGATGTTGAACGAGGTGCCCGAGGCGTTCTCGACAAAATACATCTTGCCCGGCTCGATACCAAGGGGCAGCGTGGCCCCAGAATCAGGAGCGAACCGGATTGGTGTGCCGTCAGGGTATGCAGCGGCAGCGGTGATGACTGTGGGGTTGGCCACCGTAGCGGAGAACGACAGCGCCGTGAGTCCGGTAGTGGCGTCCCAGTAGTAGATTTCGCCCCCGCGAGGGCCGAACACCAAGTCTTCGCCAAAGTTTTGTTGGCTCCACAGGCGCAGCGCGTCGGTCGAAGATGCGCCAATACCCCACGTGCCAGAACCCCATGTGCTTGCGCCCCAGCCAGTCAGCGGCTGCACGTATGCAGGGCCGACGTTGATCTGGTACAGCGCATAGACCGTACCGCCACCCGTGGCGTCGGATGAAGCCGCAGTGCCCACGTCGATCGTGTAGGTGTTGGTGCCCGTGACCGTGATCTCGTATGTGCCTCGGATGGTCAGCCCACCCACTGCGGAGCCACCGTAGAACGTCACAAAGTCGCCGTCGATGTAGCCACCGTTGGCGTCAGTCACTTCCACGATCGGGGAGCCGTTGAAAGTCTCGAAGGGGTTGGTCAGCGTGACCTGATCACGGAACGGTGTGATGTCGTAGTACGCACCGCCATTTTCCAGATAGAACTTGAGGTTGGTGCCCACACCAACCAAGTTGATGGAGCCCAGAGTCACCCAGTTCCACAGGCTTCGGCAGACACCCAAAAACGTGTTTGCAGAGATGCGCTGCCAGCCGCCGATCTTCTCGGGCGTGCCTTGACGAAAGCGCACCTTGTCGCTCTCATACCAGCCACCCTCGTTCGTGTAGCGGGTGTTCTCGCGGTTGACACCGGGCTTGAGTACGATTTTCTTGAGTGGCATGGTTATACGTTCCGTTCAAAGTGGGGCACATCGACCAACGAGCGGAAGTTACCACCCCAGCGGTTTTTCTCATGCAGGGACTCCCAGTACTCGCCCAGCGGGGCCAGCGTGGCCTTGTCCCAGATCAGCTTGCCATCCTTGAAGAAGTTGAAGTCGATCGCGCACCGTTTCATGTGCACCGAGTTCATGGTCTTAGACCGTCCGGCGTTGAAGTGGATACGCTGCTGCTCGACGGTACGAAACAACTCGCCACCGGTCACCACAAAGCCAAGCTCCTTGGCCTTCTCGACCAGCTTGCATACGTCTTGCAGGAAAGCCCACTGTTCGGCGACGAGACTCATTGCCCACCTCCGCTCAGATTCTTGATGGTCTCATCCTTGTTCTTGGAGCCACGGGTCGTCCCGAACTCGAAGTTGTAGATGTTGTCGAGGTAGCCAAGGAATCGGCCCAAGACCAACGTGAAGATGCCTTTGACGTACTCATTGATCGCGGGGTCTTGCCACACGATGTAGACGAGGGCGGCAATCATGCACACGGCCAGCAGGAACATCAAGTCCGCACGGTAGTTGTGCTGGCCCATCCTCACGTACCACGCATCGCGCTCACGGGCGCTGTCGCGGTCTTTGACTTCCAGTTCAAACGCCTGCAAGTCAAGTTTGTTGTTCTCCAGACGAATGCGCAGGAGTTCTTCCTCGTGATCCATCTCGTATTGGCGAAGCGCCAACAAGTCTTTGTCGGACATGTTGGGCTCCAGTTTTACGCCGGTTTTTTCTTCCACCCATTCCTTGCCCTTTGCCATGGCGGCATTGGCCAGCAGGTTGAGACCTTGGCCAAGAAGCGGGGCGAGAAACGCGGGAATCGGCATCGCAGTTCCTTACAGCGTAGTGCCAAACAGCGGGGGCAGTGTGGTGACTTGGATGGACACCGACTGCTTGAGATTGAGGGGTGCCCCGCAATCCGAGCAAGTGTCTGCGGCCAGTTCGGCCTCATCCAAGTCGTAGCCACAAGCCGCACACACGGCATGCACCGTGTGAGCAGGCTCTACCGTGCCGTCATCAAGCGTTTTCGGCGGGTTGTGCAGCTTCATCTTTGACCTCTTGAGCCAACGACTGCTTGAGCATAGCGAAGAACGCGTCGCGGCCAACTTGGAGTTGATCCACGTTGAAGCGGGCCGAGGCCAGCTTGCGATCCAGATCAGCCACATGGTTGACCATGGCCTGCTGTTGCTGGCTCAGGTCTTCAAATTGGTACTCAGTACCGTCGATGGAAATGGGGGTTTTTGTATTTGCCATTTCAGTTTCCTTCTAAAAACGCCTGAGACCGTCAGGCTACGGGTTCTTCTGTTGCAGCAGAGTTTGCCACATCGGGTGCGACCTGCACAGGGGTTTGTGCCGCTTGATAAGCAGCGACAACTTCAGCAGTGTGAGTGGCGGCGCAGATGGCCTGAACGCGCGCGTCCTCTTGGCTGTAATCATCACCGGGCACAACCACATGACGGTGGAAGTTTGAGGAGATGACTTTGCCGTCTTCCACAATGCGTGTTGCTGTACGGACTTGAACTTGCCCTTGTTCGAGCACTTCAATCTTGTCCACAGAGGTTTGTTTTTCGAGAGCCATTTTAGTTTCCTTTCAAGGTCAGCCCCGACAGTCCAGCCGGGGTATTGGGGTTAAACGATGTAGGTGACGGTGAACCAAATATCCGTTGTTCCAGAGGTTACATAAGATACAAGCGTATTAGAATCTGCTTGTCCGCTTCCGCTGGTGGGAAAATACAACCATGAGTCTGACTGGGCAATATAAGCCACTACGTTGGTTCTTGACGCTGCGTATGCAAGGGTGTCTGCTGTCACTGCGCCTGTAGCAGAGTTTGTCGCTGAAGAAGTAAACGGTAGCCCGCGAACATACAAAATATTTCCGGCTGTCATTCCAGTAGTGACGACGTTAGCAAGCTGCGCGGAAAGAGTAACCTGACGACCAATCTTGGTGTAGTTGGCATAGCTGATTGTCGCAGACCCAGTATTACCGCCAGTTGTAGCATCAGCAATCACAGGCGTCCAAGTGCCTTCTTCGTAGTCGTCGAGGGTGTTGGCTGCGGCGTATGTAGCAGTGGATGTGCCGAGTGTGATGCCAGCAGGGACGATCAAATGGCCCTGATAATCAATGGTGGCTACTTCAGTGGATACGCCGTTTTGCGCTACTCCAAAATAAAGTTGCCCGTCTTCGGAACCAGATGTTGTGCTAGTGATCCTCCCCGCAACATACGCATAGTTAAGGTCGTTAATATCGGCGTTATTCCCCGCGAAATAAAGGACGCCCAATGTGTCAGCAGCGGCAGGGCTTGAAGAGTTGCGATACAGTTGCAAGTCAGGTGCGGAAGTGCTCGCCGCATCTGTGTTCTCAATAATGACTTGGTTTGTGGTGTCAGAGCCAACGATGTGGAGCTGTGCCAGAGGAACTGCGACGCCGAGCCCCAGATTCCCAGCAAAATAGTTCTGCGCTGAACCCGGCATATACAGGTTGTAGGTGTTTGAGGCCGCAGCGAGTGCCCCCGTGAAGCCATAGTTATTTGTGGCGTCACTGAGGGTTGAGCTGGCATAGAACCCATGCTGGCTTGTTACGGCAGAGCCTGCACCAAAGGTGGCTTGACTCGCGTAGAACTGCATCATGGCTGTGACCGTAAACGACGCAGCCTCAGTGCCCATACTTGATCTGTACCCGATTGCGGTGGACGTAACATCGGACTGCACCGTGCCCGTCAGATAGAAGCCGTATGCGGTTGTTGATCCTGTAATGTCCTTTCCGTTGTAGACGGTAACGGAGTTAGACCCATTATTGCCAATCCCAATGGTATTCGATGTGGTAAAGCGGATAGTTTCGGTACCGCCTTCGGCAATAGCTAAATATCCAGCCCCCGTGCCCGTTGAGTCAAGCGTAATCCCGTTTCCAACTGGATCAGCCTTTATCGCAAGATATGCGCGATCTGTTCCTGCAGCGTTGTACTGGCCAAACGCAGCTACTGTGGCTGCTGTATCGCTGTCATCACCGTAAACGGTTAGTTTTGATCCAGTAACGGAGCTGGTGCGGTTACCGACATAGAGCACACCGGATGAATCAAGGCTCATGGTCGTGCTGCCAGCGCTGTCCAGAAACAAGAAACTTGTTGCTCTGAGTGTTGCGTCTACGTTTGCACTGCCAGCATCATTGACAAAATTCAGACGATAGCGGCTGTTGGAAGTCTGATATATGAGGTTGTACCCAGCAGAAGTGGTGATACGGGCCTCTCCGTTCACATCCAATGGAAAATCGGGAGTATCAGTGTTAATCCCCACGTCCCCAGCAAAGTAGTTATCCGCTGTACCATCAACGTAGAGGTTCCACTTGTTCGAGCCGGAAGTGACAAGCGAACGAATACCGTAGTTAGTTGCGCCCTGAGTCTGGTCAGCAACGTAGAGGCCATGCAAGGTGGTGATGGTGGAGCCGGAGCCTTTTACGGCATCAACAAGGCGAAGCCCAATGGCATTGGAGAGCGTATACGCCGCAGCCGCCGTGTTCACTCGGAAACGGGCAGCGTCAGCAAGGGTTGTTACATCGCTGGCAAAAGGCACATCCATGTAGATGCCGTAGGCGCTCGTTGATCCAGTGATTTGAGACCCAGTAGAACGATAGTAGATGCCTGTGTTTGTAGCAGGAGCCGAGCCAAACCCAAGTTTGCCGCTGATCGTCACTACATCGCCCGAGGCATTACCAAGCGTGGCGTTGCCATCAACAGTCAGAGCGCCGGTTGTGGCCAGCGTAGAACCATCAAACGTCAGCGCACTGCCTGTGGTGAGAACTTTGGAGCCGTTGAGGTAGGCCACGCCGTTGGCTGTGCCGCCAGACAGAGTGGGGTTGGCTGTAAAAGACACCACGCCAGTGGAGTCAGCAATCTGCATCCCGGCTGTACCGTCCTTGGCCTTGATGTTGGTGACTTCGAGGTTTGTTAGGTCGAGCGTGGTAGCGTTGATAGAGCCAGCGTTGACTGCGCCAGAGACCGTCAGGTCAGTGCCGTTGAAAGTCAGGTTGGCAGAGTCGGTGATCAGACCACCGGTCGTGATGTAAGGCACGCGAGTTGCAGTACCAGTAGACACAACGAGCTTGGGCACCGAGACAGAGCCGGTGCCGTTGGGGGTCAGCGTGATGTTGCCGTTTGCGCCCTGAGCAATCTGAATGACACCACTGTTGGTGCCGCCGTTGGTCGTCAGGTTCAGGTTACCCGTACCGTTGGTGGTCAGGTAGGTATCAGTGTTGGAGTCACCCAGCACCGTGGTGTCGGCCAGCAGGCGAACGTCGCCCGTACCGTCAGGAGTCAGCGTGATGTTGCCATTCGCGCCGTTGGCGATCGTGATCGTGCCCGAGGTCGTACCAGAGTTGGTCGAGAGGGTCAGATCAGCCGCGCCGCCAGTCGTCACGGTCAGCGCACCAGCACCGTTGGAAGTCAGGGTCACAGCAGCGGCAGAGTCGCCCACACGCACCGTGTCAGCGTCCAGTTGCACATCGCCAGTCCCGTTGGGGGCGATCACCACGTTGCCGTTGGTGTCAGTCGAAGCAATCGTGTTGCCGTTGAGGCTCAGGTTGTCCACCGCGAGGAAAGTCGCAGGGGTTGTAGCGCCAATCGACACGCCGTCGATGGTGCCACCATTGATGTCCACCAAGGCAACGTACGCGGTACCGTCGATGTAAACATCTTTCCACGAGTTGCCAGACGAGCCCAGATCGTAGGTGTTGTCTGCGGAGGGGGTCAGGCCGGAGGCGAACCGCGCAGTGGCAGTGATGGTGTCCGAAGTGGCGTTGCCCAGCGTGGTGTTGCCGTTGATCGTGGCGTTGCCGTCCACGGTCAGGTTGCCGGTGATGTGGCCGTCGATGATGGTCGTCACGCAAGCGTTGACGTTGGTGCCATCACAGAACAAGAAAGCAGTCTCGCCAGAGGCCACAGCCACGCCAGAGCCACCCGAAGTCTTCAGGGTGATGGCGTACGACGTGTCATTCTTGAGCACGTACAGCTTGGAGGATGCCGGGCAGATGATCTCACCTGCGGCGGCAAGGCCAGCGCCGTCTTCAGCGACCAGCATGGCGCAGCGTGACTCATCAGTCGTGCCGTTGGCAGTGGTCAACGTGTGCGCATTGGCAGTCCATGTGCTGATTGTGGCCAGACCAGCAATGGCCTGCTCCACCATCGAAGTGATGTTGTCGTTGACGACATCGCCCCACGAACCAGAAAGCTCGCCCGTGACAGGGAGAGCCAGTTTAAGAATCGGCGTGTATTGGGTGGTCATTCAGTTCCCCTTGTCATGCGGCAATCTCTTGCCAGTCCGCGATTTGCGTATCACCCACTGTCGCCCATGTCGGCGATTGGGTATCGTTGATATTTTGCCAGTTTGCGCCCTGTGTGTCATTAACTTGTGACCACAAAGCACTCTGCCCGTCATTTATGCCGCCCCAGTCTGCGTCCTGATTGTCATCAATCTGGCCCCAAACATTAACTTGTCCCACTATACCCGTTCCAACCACACCAGATGGCAAGGCTGTTGCGCCACCGGTGGCTACGACGCTACCAAGTGACATCGTACCCGACACACCGGTCGGATAAACGACGATCGAGAGGGCAAACGACACGTCGCCCACTGCCCCAGTAGCTTCGACCCCCGAGGGGAAGACGTTGGCTGTGCCGGTGACAACCGCAGTACCAATCGCACCGGTAGCCGAGACCCCGGTGGGGTAAACGACGGCTTCAGCAACGATGGTGACGGTGCCAACTGCGCCTGTGGCTGCGAGCCCGGAAACCGGGGCGTTGGCGTCTGCGGTGACTGTGACAGTACCAAGCTGTGTGGTACCCGTGACGCCCGTGACTTCCACGAGCGCATTGGCTTGTACAACCACCGTACCGACTTGGCCCGTGGCTTCCAGCCCGGAAGGGTACACATTGGCGTCGCCGGTAACGGTGGTGGTACCCAACTCCCCAGTGGCTTCTACTCCAGTGGGGTAGACAACGGCGGTTGCAACAACCACGACGGTGCCCACGGCACCTGTGGCTTCAACCCCTGTGGGGAATACATTGGCCGCTGCGGCGACAGCGACTGTGCCTACGGCCCCCGTGGCCTCTAAGCCCGAGGGGTAGACGTTTGCGTCAGCAGTGACGGCGACGGTTCCGACCGCGCCTGTACCCGTGACATCTGAGTGACCGACACCCCAGCCTTGGGAGCCCCAAGCAACGCCCGAGGCACCCCATCCTTCAAAGGCTACCTTTGCATCAGCCACCTACTCACCATCAAGCAATACGCAGAATGGCGCTGGAAGCGTCTGCGGTGGGGAACTGGATGGTGAAGTCGCCAGCAGTTGAAGTCTTATCGCCGCCGAAGTCCAACACAGCAACCGCAGGGTTGGTCGTGCCGTTGGCCAAATAGATCAGAGCGCCACGAGCAGTGATCGTAGCGGTAGTCCATGTGACGTCATCGAAGTCCAGATAAGCCGTGGTGCCACTCGATGTGGGCACCTGACTGATCGTCAGCGCCTGACCGCCAGCAGAATAGCCCGTGCCGCTGACCTCGTTGGAAGCGGAGTAAGCCGTGGTGCTTGCGCCCAGCGTCGCAGACGACGTGTACAGGGCGATCTTGAATGTTTGAGAAGTGCCCGACCCAAAATCAAAGTCTGCGGCCAAAATGCCAACTTTGAATGAGGTGCACATGCTTTGAGAAATTGCCATATTGGCCTCCTATTAACTGACAGGGATACGAACTTGTCCAGAGCGGTACGCATCCTGTCGCAGCTTGCCGTCGCCCAGTTGCTTCAACAGGCCGATGGCCTGCACATACAGTTTCTCGTACAGAGTAATCATGTCCTGCTCGCCCTTCATGAAGCGGATCGCTTCAACCAGAGCACCGTTGAGCAGTGCGGAATCAAACTCATCGCCCAACCACGTGGTACCCGCAGTCACGATGGACTCAGGATAGTACCCGTAGTGCAGTTCCGCGCTGTACGCAATATCCGGCGTCGGGCCAAGGATGAACGCAGAGTCATCGAAGTTGGCGTAATGCTTGGGGCGTCCGCGTGATGCCAAGTTGTTCTTGGGGTACGCCTCACGGATAAAGTTCACGTCCTTGTTCAGGAGGTAGTGATACTCACCGTCAGCGTCAATCACAGCCAACGAGTAGCAGTACAAGAAGTCCGAGGGGATTTGCAAGTACTGATTGCCGATAGACATGGAACCCGTCACGTTTTTGCGGAGGGCGGGAATCTGCACCGTGTTGTAAATCTTCTGCTCAGCCTGCTCAGTGAACATGGCGAGTTCATCCGCCGAAAACTCGTTTTCGCAGATGTTTTCGATGTTTGCGCACAACTCGGTGTAGTTCATGAACTACTCCTTATGCCATGGGGCCACGGCACATCGTACCCTTGGTGGCCGCACCAGCGCCGCGCATCTTGATGCCGCTGGTTTTGGTCTTGGGGTAGTCGCTCGTGCGCATGTTGCCCGCAGACACGCTCAGCTTCTCGAAGTCGCGTTGCTGAGATTCTTCGCCCACCTTGGGCATATTGGGTTTTTTGGTTGCCATCATTGACTCCTTACGTTGTCACAACAGACACTGTACCAACTTGTCCTGCTCCGACCAAGTTGTTTGGTGTCAACTCACTATCAAAGCCTCGGGCCATGCCAACGGGGTTCCAACCCCACTGGATGTTTCGGCTACCTTCGCCAATCGAACCGTCGGCCAGTTGTCCTGACTGATAGTACGTATTATCCCTGCGTGGATTGCGCAGTGCCTGCGGGTCATCCACAGGGTACATACCCAACTGCAACTGCGGCTGATCAGGTTCCCAGCACTCTTTGCAGACGCGCAGGTTGACCTCTTTGGTCTTGATGATCAGGGTGCGAAGCTCGCGCAGACGAAATTGAAAGCCACAGCGATCACAGATCGCAATGGCTATACGTTCTGACGCGTACCGATTACCCATCAGCCACCCCCAATGTAGGAGCGACGCGGCACAAACCGCACCGCAGCTTTTTCGCGGTCTTCACCCGCTGCCAGATCAAACTGCTCGTCGTATGCTGCCTTGAGCATCGGGAGACGGTCGGACAGTTCTGGCACCTTCATAGCGATGTGGTACGCCAGCCCTGCGGTCAACGCGGGTAGGAATCGGAAGTTGGCATCTGCCGTCTGGACACCCGCGCCAGCGTCCTCAATACGGCGCATGCGCCAGTACTTGAAGATGTAGTAGGGGTCTTCCTCAGTGCCCTGATCAGGAACCGGCCAGACGACGATCTTGGGGTTGTCACGCAAGCGGCGTACCCACACCTGAATGGGGCGGGCCTGCTGTAACTTGTTTGGGATCGTGGCGTACGTGGACACGCTGATACGCGTGATTGACAGATCAGACTGCGTAGACACATTGCCTGCGCCCGTACGGATCACGTGCTCCAGCAAGTCGATGGTATCGGCTGGCAGGTCATACTCGGCCTGCCCTTGGACGAGGTTCACGACGCCTTCGTCGATCGTCCACATGTTGATACCACGGTTCTGCCACTCGATCGTCATGAGGTTCATGGAACGACGAGCCGTGCGCAGGTCATAGCCCGTGCGCATCTCGCGGCCAGCACGCTCCCACGCTTCTTCAGCGATCTCGGTAAATTCGAGGTTGAAGTCGGATGTGCCTGAAGTTGTCATTTACCGAAACCCCGCTGTTTTCTTGGCGATAGCCTTTGGCTGGGCAACAAACTGTTTGCCCTTGGCCTTACCCGCACGTTTTGCACGAGTTGTGGCTGCATACTCAGCCGGAGTCAGAGACTTGATTGCTGCTTCGGGCAAATACCGCTCCCCCGTCTTGTTCGACGGCTTGCCAGACTTGGTACGCCATTTTTGGTCAGTCCAGTCCTTGAGCGATTTTTGCGGTGCCTTCAATCTCTGTACCCCCCGCCTTTGCGTTTGTATTCCTTGGCCAACAACTGCGCCTTACGGGCGCTCCATTGCCCTGCCCCAGTGCCCTGCACGGCCTGCCCCTTGATTTTCTCAAAAAGCGACTTGCGCATACCCGGCTTGGTGTAGTTTCCAGCGGCGTTGACCTTGGACTTTACGTTACCGCCTTCCGCAAAGAGAGTGAACTCGTCCCCGTCCTTACGGCGCTTTTCGACACCGTTGTCGTTAAACTTGTCACCGTCTTTGCGGCGCATGGTTTTGCCGCCCGGAATCTTGTCCTTGCGGATTGCACCCATGCCTCGGCTGGCCATCATGGTCACACCATCTTGCAGTGAGTCTTGCCACGCTTGGCGATACCGTCAGCGCGTGCAGAGACAGAGCCACCCTTGGCATAGCCTTTGGGAGCCATCATCTTCTTCTGCATGTCAGCCTTGGCCATGCCACGACCTTCGCGCTCCATCATGCGGCCTTCGGCAGGCATGGGGCGCTTGGGGGCGGCAGACGCGCCGTCGATGTCTTGAGGGGGTTGACCCATGTCGGCGGTGTAGATACCGCCATCAGCGTATTTCTTTTTCATTTGCACATCCCACCTTTTGCCTTCATGACGATCTCGGTGCCTTTGGTCTTGCCTTTTTTGGCAATACCGTCAGCGGACTTGCGGAACACCGCACCGCCGGTCTTCAGACCTGCGTGGGCTTTGGATGCGGGTTTGGCAGCATGCGCTGCCAGAGCCTTCTTCATGTCTTTGGTTGCCATAGTGCTACCACCTTTCGCAAATTTACGGCCCTTGTCGGCCTTTGTGAACTCTTGCCCCACGGACTGTGGAACCCCTGCTTTCTTGGCAAACGACGGATTGTTGGCCACCGCTGCCATGAAATTATGTTGCTTCTTGCTAGTTGATGGCACTGCGTTGCTCCTTCATGTACGCGTCCAACTTCTCATCCAATCGGTCGAGTCGTTGAAGCACGCGGTTGATATCGCTGTGCACGTCCGTCTTGGTGATGTACTCCTTGGCGATTTCTTCCCGGGTACGGTTCAACAGGATTTGCACTCGCTTGAGTTCGTCCACCGTTGACTTGATCCACATGAGGATCAATGCGGAGATGAACGACAGGGCCACGTTCCAGAGCATCAGTTCCATCTGCTAACCTTCAGCAGTTCCAAGCCCGCAGGCTTTTGTTGATTCGACTGTTCGGGTCTTTCTTGGCTTTCTCACCGGTCAGCTTGGACTTCATCCCCTCCATGCGGGCGCAGAAGGACGCACGGCGTCCTGCGTCTGCCTTGGTCTTGGGGTTGGGTGCAGGGGGTTTGAGGTTCATGCCCTGCTTTTTGGCAGAGGCGCGGCCCTTGGCGTTGAGACCCCCCTTGGGGTCTTTGCCTTCCTTGCGAGTCCATGCGGGTGATTTAGCCATAGAACACCAGAGCAGTTGCGTTCGACACCGTGGCGTACACGTCGGTCTCAAACAAGATGCCATCTGCGGGGATCACGACGCTGAAGGGTTCACCGTTCGCTGCCGTTGTGATGGTCATCATGCTTGTGCCGCTTGAGCCGCCGTCCTTGAGAGCTACGGAGCCAGCAGACGCCGTGGGCATGACCAGCAAACCACGCACGCGGGTGCGTGCGCCATAAGCTGTGCCTGTCTCGTCTACTTGCGCCGCTGAAATGTCAGTTGACATAGCGTGCTCCTATTAGCTCAGAGCAGCGCCAACAGCAGTAACCCAAGCAGAGCCGGTGCTGATCACCAAGCAGTACTCATCATCGCCAGCGCCGTTGTCGTTGATCAAGCGGACTTGACCTTCGTTGCCAGCGGCAGCGGCGGGCAGTTCTGCGGTTGTGATGGGGGTCAGGGCCAAGAAGTCAGCGACGGTAACGCTGTCTACGCTGGTCGCGGTGCCAAAGGTGGCATCGACAGTGACTGCACCAGTGGTGGCGTTTTTGGTGATGGACTGAAAGCCGTTCTCCGATCGAACTGGCCCGTTGAAGGTGGTATTAGCCATTTGAGTTTCCTCTCATGCGAGTTATGGTGTTCTGTCTGCATGACGCCAGCCGGGACTGTCAGAACACCGGATGACCCCGGTTTGTAGCATTATGTCACTGTGCGTGGCGGAAACGCAAGCGCCATTGAGTCGTCTGGCAAATTGTTTGATTTTTTCAGGTTCTCCTCCTGAGTGGTAATCCGTAAGTTCCATGGAACATGCAGTCCACACACGACCTCGGATCGGAGCGGGTAGATGTGGTCTACGACGTAACGCTCCCCAGTGGTCTGGGAGGACAAGATAGCAGCTTGGTACAGCGCACGAATCTCGGACTTCTGGGCTCTTGTCAACCATGGCGGGGTAGCTTGTCGATGCTTACGGCGTCGAGCTTTTGTATTCGCCCGTATGGACAGCAGATTGTTATCCGCCCACGCCTTCCTATATGCGTTCTTCAGTTCGTTTGGTGTGGCTCTAGCCTTCGCAATCACGTCTGCTTTGTTGGCCTCGTAGTACCGCTCTTTTGCCGCCTTACCTGCGGCTGATTGGTTGTATGTGCGAAAGTACTCGGCCCGGGTTTCTGCCCCTTTACGCCATTCTTCTTTGAGGCAATCAACACACGCCCCTTTTGTTTTGCGGGGTGCAACGTGCCCATGCTTGCACGGCTCTCCCGTGAAGTAATACTTGGCCCCGGTAGCTTTGGCTTCAGCACGGGTTTTGGGGAGGTTTGAAACGTCCATCTGTAACTCCTGTGGTTTGACACGGGTAATGTACCACAGGACAACGGAAAAAGAAAAACGGCCCCGAAGGGCCGTTCTTTTGTGTCAAACCTTGCGGTTTTGTGTTACGCGCCGGGGCTACCGTAGATGCCCAGAGGATCGCTGACCCCGAAGGAGTAGCGTTCACGGGCCTTGTAGCGGGAGTTCCCGGTGTCAAAGTCAGCATCCATGCCAGTTTGCATGGGGGTGCGGACAAAGTGCTTCAGGCCGTTAGGCACGTCAGTCATCAGGAACCAAGCGTTGGTGTCGGTCAGGTAGTGGTTGACCGTGTAACCTTCGGGGATGGAACCCATCGACTTGATGGCGTTGATGTCGTTGTCAGCGGTAGCAACGCGCAGTTCGGTCTTCAACAGACGCTCAGCAACGAATTGCAGTGCTGGGGGAACGACCAGCTTGCGAGGCTTGGCAGCGATCAGCAGGCCGCGTTCATCCGTCCAACCAGCGATCTGAATAACGGCGGCTTCCAGAGAAGTCTCGTTCAGGTCGGCAGCGACGGTGGGGCGGTTGCTGTTGGTGCCACCAGAGATCAGGGGGTGAGCGGTCGAGCACAGAACCTGACCGTCACCGTAGGTGGGGCCGCCGGAGAAGGCTTGGTTCAGGATCGAAGCAGCTTTGACCTGCTTGGTGTAAGCCATGGCGCGAGCCAATGCCTTGGTGTAGCGGCTGGACAGAGAGTCGTACAGGTTGTCCTCGATGGCTTCTTCAGTCAGCGAGAAACCCATAGCGATGGTCTCGTGCACGTAACGTGCAGTCCATGCTTCTTGGGCGTTGTCGTAGGCCATTGCGCTGCCTTCGTTCTTCACCGGAGCGGCGGAGAAGCCAGACAGCTTGGTTTCTTCTTCAAAAGAACGCTCAGAGGTTTCGGTCTCGAAAATCTCTTTGTGTTCTTCACCGTACTTCTTGTACTCCAGACCAAACAAGGCGTTCAGACCGGGCAAGAGTTCTTTCAGTAGTTGGGCACGAGAAATTGCCATGATTCAACTCCTTAGACGCCAGTGGTCGAGTTGTACTGATGAGTGTTCAGCTTCACCAGAAGTTCAGGATAGCCCGTAGAGGTCTTCGTGGCAGGAACCACGGCGATCACACGGATCGGGAGGGTAGCGGTGGTAGCTTCCGAGCCAGCCAACACGGACACAGCGGAATCACCAGTGGTGGTGCTGCCGGTACCTTGAATGACGGACATGTTAGCGCCAATCGCGGCGATGGTCGTGGAATCCACAACTTCGCTGGACGAGTTGGTCACGGCCACTTGGAACAGAGCCATCGGGTCATCGACCACGTAAGCAACTGCGTCCGAAGCAACAGTGCCAGTGGGCCAGTATTGGCTCCAACGGGGCTGCTTGGAAGACGGGTCAGTGTACTGACAGCCGACGAACACGCCAACCATAGCACCAGAAGTAGTGCCGGAGAATTTTTCAACAACGCCGCCTGTGACCACAGTCACCATGTCGCCGTAGAAGATGTTGCTTGCGTAGCCAGAAGCGATACCCATTTGACGGGTAGCACCAGCGTACGGCATGCCATCAATACGATTGACAGGCTTTAGGCCATAGGGAGCAGAAACGGTGGGGTATGCCATTTTTCAGACTCCAAAAAAGTTAGGTTCCTTTTCCGAAAGTGACCTTCGTTTTGCGCTCATTGAAAAGCGGCATACGAGGATCATTCTCGCGCATGAGATTGTTATCGACGGAACGGATTTGGTTCGTAGATTCGCCCATAAAGAACTCGTTACGATCCTGCACCATTTCAACGGGGGCTTTGCACAGCAGCAGGCCACCAATCAGAATGTTGTCTTTGAAGCGTTCGTTTTCGACGCCAGCCACAAAGATTTCTGGGTGATCAGATGCTTTGACAGGCTCCCAGCCTTCGCGGAGTTTGAGGGACACGTTCATGGGGTCAACTTCGCCACGAGTGCTCACACGAACCCAGTGAAATTCATAGCCGTCTTCGGGCGTGGGGTTGGGCAGGGTGTCTGCACGTACCCAAGCGCGTTTGCGGGCCGTTTTTTCGCGGGTCTCAAGTTCACGGTTCAGTCTGTTCTCAGCCATTTTGTTTCCTCATTTCCATAGCAACCTGTTTGGCGTATTCTTCCAGCGGCACACCAAGCCGTTTGGCCAATGCCACCTGCGTCTGTGTCAGCACGATCTTTTTGGGCGCAGTGCTGCGAGTTGCGGGTGCCACGACGTTCGTCTTGCGACGAGGCTTCGTTTCCTCTGGTTCGTCATCCCCGTCAGCGAACTGATCTGGGAAGACTTGGCGCATACGAGAGTTGATCTTCTCGTAGTAGTCGTCAGAGCGTGGGTTCACACCCTGTTTAACCAGCTTCTGATGCAACCCCAACGCAAAGCTGGTCATTTCGTCATCTTGCCCGAACCAAGGATTGGCAGCTTGCCACTCCTGAGCCCGACCATCAACAACTGCTGGGGCGGATGTTTGAGTTTGTACCTCAGTTTCGTCTGATTGTAAAGCGGGTAGTTTGATATTGTTTACACGCTCTGCTTTCAGTTTGGCATTGGTCAGTTCATCTTGCGCTGCAACAACAGCATCTGACTCGCCTGCATCATAGGCAGCCTTGAATTTGGCCTTGGCCTCCTCAAGCTCACGCTCGGCCATCTTCTTGGCCTGCTCCAGCATGGCTTGTTGGTTCTGGCCAACAGTGCCCTTGAGCTTCTTGTTCTCCTCGACGAGGCGTGCAGCCATGGCTTCCAGTTCGGCCTTCTCGCGTGCCGCCTGTTCGGCAGCGCGGCGCTGGTCGTGGTAACCCTTGCTGAAGTGCTGGAGGCGCTTCTTGACCTTCTCAGAGTAGGACTCCAACTCGTCATCGGTCAGTTCGTCTGGGGGAGCGGACGGCTTCTTGCCGCGATCCTTTTTGGGTGTGTCGTCAACCACCTCAATGTCGAGGTCGTCCTCGTCATCGTCCTTGGCTTTCGCCTTGGCAGCAGGCTTGTCGTCCCGGTCAGGGACGTCTTCAAAGGGGTCACGACGTCCGTCGATGACGATTTCGGCAGAGCCGTCCTCTTTCATCTTGACATCTTTGCTCGCGTCCCGATCAGGATCGGGGAACGAGAACTCAACTTTTTCCATAGGCATGATTACACCTCCGTCCAGTCTTCAGCCAACACGTCGGTTTGGCTGGCCGTCCATGGAACCAATTGGTTGTCCACAGTCTTCATGGTGATGTAATCACGGTAAGTAAGCTCGGTTCCACACTCCTCACGTGTGAACGTACCACTTTCCGTGTGGATACCAATCCACATACCTTTACCATTCCAACCCTCACGGGCCACTTTTTTGCCAGCCTTCAAGGCGGCGATTGCATCTCCGAAGTTCATCAGAGCCTCCTTACGCACGCGTGATGCCACGCGGATCAGCCACGACTGCTTCGATGGAGTCGTCGTTCATCAGGCGGTATTCCACGCCATTGACCCGGATGCGCGTGCCAGAGTTGGCGCGGAACACCACGAAGTCACCCACTTTGCACCAAGGGCCGTTGGGAAAACGATCCTTGTCGGAATAGGCTTGGTCGCCCATATCGAGCACCACACCAGTCACAGTCATCAACTGCTCCTCGTACAGTGTTCGTTCAGCTTTCACGATGCCAAGATTGTTGAAGGTTTCTTCAATCTGCGGCAGTGCGATCAGCAACCGATACCCGACAGGTTTCGGCATTTGAGCCTCAACTTCTGCTTCGGTCACGGCGGTAGTTTCTTCAGTCATCATCTTCTTCCATTTGAGAACGCGAAAGGTCTTTGGTTGTTTGCATGGCAAGCTGGAGACCTCGAATCCTGCCTACCACTTCTTTGTATTCGTCGAAGCTCTTAGCCCCTCCGCCTACCAAGAACTGTGACGAGGAGGAGATGTCCTCCTCGAACTTTTCGATCAGCACGTCAAAGACGGTTTTGGCCATGGATTACTCCTTCTTTCCGCTGGCTGGCGGCTTGGGTTGAGCCTTGGGCGTAGCCAAGGTCTTCAGTGCATCGAGCTTCAGGCGTTGCGTGTTCTGCTTCTCCTGCGACTCAAGGCGGCTGCGTTCTTTCATAGCCTCGATGGCCACGCGATCGCGCTCCAACTTCAGGCGTGCGGCGTCAAGCTGGGCTTGCGTCATGGCCTTCTGCTGTGCGAGGGCGGTGTCGGCCTGCATCTTCTGAGCCTTGGCTTGTGCCTCGGTCTGCTTGACCTGCACCTTGGCCTGCTCAAGCTGGAACAGCGGGTCGGCTGCTTGCTGCTGGGCTTGCTGCTGCGCGGCTTGCTGCTGGTGAGCTTGGGTAAGCTGCTTGCCAGCGTCGGCGATGAGCTTGGCCAACTGCACCTCGATGTCCTCTGGCAACTCCTCGTCGGGCGGGGGCAGTGCAACACCCAGACGCTCCTCGATCTGCTTGCGGTACTGAAACGCCATGTGCTCGGCGATGTGCGCTTGCAGCGCCGCCATGATCTGCTGGCCCATCGGGTTCTGACCCACGCTGGCCATGATCATCGGGTCTTGCATGAACGCTTGGTGCGCGGCGATGTGCGCTTCCTGATCTTGGTAGATGAACGCCTTGACGGGCTTGCCCACCAGCACGGCCATGTTCTCGGACACGGGGTCTTTTGGCTTGGCATCGTCGCTTGTCGGCACGATCTTGTCAGCGTTCTTGACGCCCAGCGTCTCGATCATCTGGCGGTGCAGGTACGGCAGGTCATAAATCTGCGGTGCGCTCTGGGCCATCTGGAACACAGCTTGGTACTGCACCACGCGCTGAGCCATCGTGCTGGCGTTCGGATCGCTCACAGGAATCACGTCCACCAGCGAGTAGTCGCTGCGGCGTGCCTTGACCCAGCCGGTCTCTGGCTCGTAGGCGTAGTCCTCGGGGGCGTACTCGGCGATGATTGACTTGAGGAGCTTGAACTCCTGCTTCATGGCGAAGTGCACGCGGCTCTGGACAGCGGCCATGGGCTTGAGCGTGCGCTCCAGCAGGGCCAGTGTCGTGCCCACAGGAGCTTGTGCTGACATGTCACTGACGTTCATGTCAGAGATTGCCCCGAGGCGTCGGCCTTCTTCCGTCACGCGCTGTAACAACGCAAGCAGAGTCTGGCTTGGCTCCTTGTACGGCAACATCATGATGTTGTCTTTGACGGAGCCCGAGGGCACGTCAACGTCGCGGAACTCGCCCGGGTTGATCGGCGTGTCGTCACCCTTGATGCGCAGACCACGGGACTTCAAGCCGCCCGGCAGATTCGACAGAGTGCCAGCGTCGATCAACTGACGGATGATGCTCGTGCCAGCGCGGGCGTAGCCACCGATGATGTGGATCAGGCCAAGGCCGTAGAAGCCAAAACCCGGCACGTAGATGTAGTGCACGAAGTGGTTGCGCTTGAGCATGAGGGGGTCTTCCTCATCCCAGTTACGGCGCACGGCCAGCACCTTGCCGGTGCCCTTGTCGATTGTGACCACGTATGGCTTGGCGAGGTCGTTCTCCTCATCGTCCACACCCTCGATGCACAGGTTTGCGTGCACTTCGAGCAGCGTGTAGCGATCGTCATCTTGCAGGGTGTAGCCACCCTCCTCGGCCTTTTTCTTCTCGATGTCCGTGTGGAACGCCACCGGCTCACCAAGCTCGCACTCCTTGTAGAACCCGCTGGCCATGAGCTTGTCGATCTCGTTCTTTGTCTTACGCATCACGTGGGTGACGCGCTCGGCGGTCTCGATGTGGCTGGTGCCGTATGGCACGATCACGTCTTCCGCAGACAGGTAGATAGAGACCTGACGGCCAATGTTGGGGTCGTAGTAGACCTTCTTGAACGCGGAGCCTGCCAGACCCAGAGAGTAGAGCATGCGCTCGTGCTCGCTGCGGTACTCGACCATGCGCTCGGTGACCTGATAGTTCATGTCATCCTTGACGCGCTCGGCGGCTTCTTCCTTCTCCTTGGTGATCTTGCCAAGAATCTTTGCCTTGACAGGGCCAGCGGCGGGGAATGTCTCGCTCATGGTCTCGGCTTGGAACCGGATTGCCGCTTCAGCGAGCACCGTGGAGAACACGCCAGACGCGCCGTCCCATGGCTCGGTGCGCTCCTCGTACTTGAAGCCAAGTACTTCCAGACCCTTGACGAATGTGTCAGCCCACTCTTTACGTGATGTGATGTCAGCGTCTACAAGCTCAGTGAGTTCTCCTGACAACTGACCAAGCACACCTTCGTCGATGTACTCTGCCAAGTTATCGCCAAACTCACCCTCGCCGTCGTCCTCATCGCCACCTTCGAGGTTGACCTCGACAGTGCCGTCAGGCAGTTCAACGATCTCGATCTCGCCCGCCGGGGCCACACCTTCAATCTCGACAGCTACACCCTCGTCCTCGTCGTCCTCGGTGAGGCCCACTGGAGCTTGATATAACCCTTTGTCCATGCCGCTCGTCGCCATGCTCGTTCCTTTCAGTAGTACCCACCATGTCGGCGGGATTTGAAGTACCTGACCTCATCAGGCTCGTCCGACGGCAACCGGATGAAGCCGCCTTGGCGGAACCGCATAAGTGCCATCACCGTGGTATCAACCAAGTCATCGTGCGCCATGAACGGGAATCCTGCAATCTCCTCGACCACTTCTTCTGCCCAGCGAGTCTGCGGAACCCAGCACAGCCCAGAACGCACGATGTCAGAAACAGAGTTTAACCGTGCTAACTTGTCGCCGCTACCTCTATGTGGTGTGTATTCGCCCACAGGGATGCCGGTTCGTCGCAATTCTTGATAGAGAGCCGTCCCGCTGGACTTCTTTTCCACGATGAAGCTGTCGGGCTCCCACTCCCGGTACTCCTCCATGGCCAACTCCTTGAGTTCGTGGAACTCCATGCGCTTCTTGATTGAGTTGAGCAGGATGATGTTGTAGGCGTTTGCCCCCGGGCCTTCGCGCTCCTCGTTGAAGAACACGCCCCATGTGGTGATTGCCGTGAAGTCGGCACGGTTGTGGGTCTCGGCTGCGGCGTCCAGCGTCATGATGATGTACTCGCACGAGGGCGGCTCGTCCTTTGTCCACTCGTTCCACCACTCGCGCTTGATGACCGACGCTTCTTCCGACGTGGGGTTCTGCTGGTACTGGGCGTTCCACTGGAACACAGGCATGGATGCCTTCGTCCGGTACAGCGCGTCCATGTCAAAGAACTCAGGCCACAGGGGCTTCTCGACCGGCGGCTCGCCCACCGTCAGGATGGCCGGAAACTCGACCACCTCGTACTGGTCGGCCTTGTCGTTCTGGGCCATGTCTCGGGTGACTCGGCCTGTCAGGTCGTCTTGGTGCCAGCGCGTTTGCACGATAGCCACCCGGCCACCGGGCATCAGACGGGTACGGGCACCGTAGGTGAACCACTCGTACGCCTTGTCAAACACCTCGAAGTTTCCGTTGATGATGTCCTGCTCGTTGTGCGGGTCGTCCACCAGCAGCAAGTCTGCACCTCGCCCGGCCAGAGCGGAGCCCACGCCGCAGGCGAAGTATTCGCCCCCGACGTTTGTGTTCCAGCGCCCGGCTGACTTTGAATCTGCGGCCAATGACGTGTTAGGGAACACTTGGCGATACGCGTCGCTGTCAATCAGGTTACGCACCTTGCGGCCAAAGTCCACGGCGAGGTCTGTGGTGTGGGACACCATCAGCACCTTCTTGTTCGGATACCGGCCAAGGAACCATGCTGGGAAATAAATAGAGACAAGCTGTGACTTGCCATGGCGCGGGGGCATGTTCACGCACACCCGGTCTTTTTCGCCCGTGGCGATCGCCATCAGCATGCTGGCCAGCTTGCGGTGATGCTTGCCCACCTTGTAATCCGGCTGCATGTGCTTGCAGAACTCGATCAGGTCGTCGTAGCACGCACGTGCCAACTCCCGGGACTCCAGCACGTCCGCAATTTTCTCGATCTCGGCCTGCTCCTCGGGGGTGTACGAGTCCAAGTTGTCCAGCATCAACTGGATTTCTTCCTTGGTGAAGTCGAGTTCAACGCTCATTCTTGTTCCGGCACCCAAATATCGCCCGTTTTTGCAGATTTTTCGCAAATTTCGGGGTTATTTTCGCTTTCGGGGGCTGTTTCGTTGGGTTCTTTTGGGTTTAGGCCCAGTTCAGCATCAACATCTATGATGTCACCACCCATTTCGATGGTCTGGGCGTCCTCGGCCTCGTCTTTTCGCACGAGTCGTTGCAGTTTGGCACGCAGTTTGGCCTTCAACTCGTCGGTTGTCTGGTGCGTGATGGTCACTTCCTGCTTCTCGGAGAACAAACCCACGTCGCTGTGCTTGCCCAGCAGTTCCAATGCACGGATTCTGATGCGCGGATCGGGGTTCTGAGCTTCTTCGAGCAGCTTGTTTGTCACCAAATGGCGCACTTCGACAGCATGTGACACCACCTGCCGACCGTATTCGTCAAGGAACGCACGGATATTTTGAAGTGAAGCAGGCGTCAATGACGAAGCTCGCACGTTGTTGACTGCACGGGAAGTTTTCTGGGGGTCTGCCGCGTAGGCTGCGGTCAGCGAAGCTGCCGCCTGCTCGTCTTCGGGTGTTGCCTCGGTGTCAAGGCCGTGATCTTCGAGCAGCAAGATGGAACGGCACACCGCCTCGGCCCGCTGGCGCAGGTCAAGGTAGTCTATGTCCGGCGTCAACTCGACGCCCAATTCAGGAGTAATCTCGATTGTCATGCTCCGGGTACGGCGATAGCCGTGTTCGCAAGTCAAAAGTTGACCGGGTATCGAAGGCGACCGGGTTCCCCCAATCCTGCACAGCTTGGAACAAACTGGTTGATCTGGCTTTCAGGGTTGTGCTTGACCTTCGATGCACACAGTGTAATTTGATTTGCCAAAGGATGTCAAACTTCCCTACCGGGGGTGTTTCTATATTTGAGGGGGGTGGGGTCATGAATTAAAAAATCCTTGGCCCGGATGTGGGGGGTAGGGGGTAACTTCTTATGCTGTGTGATGTCACACTACTCAGATAACAACACACGTGTGATAAACGGGGTTAGTGTCAACTAACATATGGCCGAACGTAGGGAGTTGGGGATCGTTTGAGTGTAATAGTAGACCTAGAGCCGCCACGGGACTCCTAAGCTATATGGGGCTCCCCCGTACGGGTAGGGGTCACGGCCCCCCTATGTTAGCCGCCGACTAACAGCGCCAGCCTATCGAATCATGCCAGATTGTGCGTTTTCCTTGTGGAATACGTGGTTCTTTGTTATAGTTCAGTCATCGGTTCACACGGCGTGTTGACTGTGTGCCGATACATTGGAGATTGATATGAGCAAACTGAATCTGACCGCTGAGTGCGTGTCCACTGTGGTTGAAACCCTGAAGGCTGAAGCCGGTGTGCAAAAACGCTGGGTGAAAGCCGCTGACATGCTGAGGGCTGAGGGCGTGACGTCTGAGACCTTGGGCAATGACAAAGAATACCGTGACGCGTTCAAGCGTGACGTGGTTCTGCTGTCGTTCACCAAGACTGAGCAAGCAATAATGGCAAAGCCAGCAACAGCCCTCAGCGATGAGGAAAAGGTCAGCAAACGCTGGGTGCAACAGCAACTCGGGTCACGCTTGAACAAGGTCATCCAGCACGTCAAACGTGCTGAGGATGAGGAAGCGATGGATGACGATGAGCGCGGCGCTCGCGCCGTGGCCAGCATGGAAACGCGTCTCAAGCGTGACCTGACCAAGTGGATCGAGAAAGTGGAAAAGGCTGAGGCGGTGACGTTCAGCGCAACCAAGATGCTCGAACATCTGCGCAACGCCAGCGCCTTGATCAAGTAATCACTGAGCCCCCGAGAAATCGGGGGCTTTTTTTCGTCTGTCGTTTTCACCGGCTAACACCCTACGGGGTGTTGATACCAGTTCCAAGAGTAGCGTGGCGTGACGCGGTAACTTTGCACCCGCCGACCGTGAGCCTGCGCCGTGAGCTTGGTAGCCACCGGCTAACATCTTGATACCAGTTCCAACAGTAGCGTGGTGTAGATGCGTTCTGTTCTGTTAGTCGGAGGCTAACAATGTTCGCGTTTTCTTCTGTTCGTCTGTTCGTTTTTTATGTTTTTGCTTTGTTCGTTTTTAACAAATGGCTAACTTGTTTTTTGTAACCTTGCAATGTTCGTTTTTTGGCACGAAATTGCCTAATGTTCGCGCAATGTTCTGCTAATGTTCTCGTGCTATGGAACATTATAGTTTGATGCCAGTTCCCGCAGTAGCGTGGTGCGCAGTGACAGTTCATGCCTATCAGAACTTGCACATCCTTATCTAAACTTAATAATCTTCCTAATGTTCTTTTTTCAGAAAACACACCCCCCTTCCCCAGAATCATATCTACAACACACCATAATCACTTACCACGTGTTCAAAAAGTGTAGATGTGATCTCGGGGGAGGGAGTGTGTCTTTTTTCGCCCGAAATAATGAACATTCAGGTACATCAAGGACTTACGTCGCTACACTACACGAACATAAATAACTTCTCACATGTACACTTCAGAACATTTACGCTAGGAATCACATTGGCTTGACTATCGCTTCTACACTTCGCTACAATACGCTTCTACACTCAACTACAAAAGGAGCCGCCATGAAGTTGACCGCCGCCCAAGTCTTGCTGATTCACAGCCGCTACCGCTACGACCCCGACCTCGTGCATGAATACGGCACCCCGCTCTGGGACACCAAAGCCGCTCGGCCCATCAAACCCATCACCACCGTGCGCGTTGGCACCAAGGTACTGACACCCAAGGTGATCGTCTATGTCCTGTGCCGCCGACAGTTCAACGGCGAACCCGCAACCCTGCCCAAGTACATCTTGAGCCGCGACGAAGACCAATCCAACATCCTGATCGACAACCTCGTTGCCGCCAAGGACAACCGCCGCTGGGCTGGCCGTCGGGTGCTCGTTGAAGCCGACCATGGTGTGCTGGTGCCACGTGAGTTCATCCCATATCTGAGTGAAGCACAGCGCGAGGAGCTTGGAATCCGCCCCGAGTTATTGGATGAATGAAACATAACAAAACACTACAAAACATCACCATTTACTTGACTTAGATAAGATACTGTGGCATAATATAGGTGTTGGGTCGATGAACGGCCCAACGCCGCACAGACTGACATCGTGTTAGTCGGCGGCTAACAAGGAGCCACAGCATGACAACTCAACGCACAGCAATATCCATCGCGCCGTTCCGCCAGCCGGACGGTTCAACCCAAGCACGCTACACCGTGGAGTTCAAAGGTGAGGTGCAACCCACCGACGCCGCAACCCGTGCACAGCACATCATCCGTGCATCCCGCCTCGACCACACCGAGCGGGGTTATCTGCTCAACTGCCTTGAGATTGGCAACTTCGAGGTGGCACATGCCTGACTCCACCCACCACTATCACCAACTCATCTGCACCGAGTGCTATGCAGAGCGTGTGCCTCCGGCCCGAGCCCGGCTCGGCTACCGCACGTGCCTGTCATGCGGCGAGACAGCCGCCCAGCGCGTCAAGCACACTATCGCCCCGATGAATAAAAGTAATTACTTTTACATCGCCGATACAGAACTTCTTAAACAACTCAACCCCAAGAGGACAACATGAACACCGAATTCAAGCCGCCAACAGACCCCGCGCTCCACGCCCTTTGGGTAATACGCAACTGGACTCGTCCACCAATCGGCAACATGCAAACGCCCGAGGACGTGCTGAGGAAGGTGCATGAACTCGCACGAGAAGTTTTCAATTCAGCCACCACCAACCAACGAAAGGGAACGCCATGACAACTCACCTGATAGCCAACAAGAACGCACGCAAGTTCGTCGAAGCACGCCAACCGTTCAAGGGGAGCAACCTGTACGCCGAGCGGCGCACGGCAAGCCACGGGCACACTGACATCTACGTGGTGTACAGCTACGGGCCACACTTCCCGATCTATGTCGCCGAGGTGGGCGACAACGGTGAGGTGCACTGGTACGAGAACGAGGGCAAGTACAGCCAGAGCACAACCCGCCACCAAAGCCAAGCACGCCCGTCGTACGTCAAGCTCATGCCGATGACCACGGCCATGTTGCAAGCACTCGTGCGTGATGGCATCGCAGGCGTGGCGGCGGGGAGCCGAGGATGAGCGGGTTTGTGGTTTACAAAGACCACGATGGGTGGTTTCGGTGGGCAACTGCCGAACGGTGGGACAGGCCGGGCAATCAGTTCGAGGGGCAACGACTGGACACACGCATTGAGATCGCACGGTGCGATACCAAGGACGAAGCACGCGACGTGCGCCACGCCTACAACATGATGTGCAACGGCAAGCCGACCGACAACCACACCTACAACCAGATGCTCGAAAGGAAAGCAAATGACTGAAGCACGCGCCACGCTGACATATGAGGAGAAGAACGCCCTCGACATCCTGCGCAAGGCCATGCGGCGCAAGCCGCAGATCGCCACCGCCCTCATGGAGGGCATGAGCAAAGTGATCGCCGCCAATGTGCTGAAACAGGTGCAGAGGGAACTCGCAGACCTGCTCAACGTGAGCCAAGCGTTCAGCGCCGCCGCTGGCGCACTCGTGAAGAAAGAACAGGAGAGCAAAGATGAAACAGCCTGAAGACAACGCAACCATTGACATGTTTGGGAGCGCACCGGCCAAGCACCGTTACATGTTCTACGTCAGGACAGCAGACGGTGCGACGACCGAGTGGCGTGGGCTGAGCAAAACCAAGGCGTTGCAGATGTACCGCTACACCGAGCAGAGCCAACCATCAAACGTGACAGCCTTCGGCTGGGAGGAAAGCAAATGAGAGCGTTCATCACGTGGCTGGTGCAAGCCATCATCGGGCTGGTGCTCATGGGGTTCACGCTCGTGGCCCTGCTGGACTACACCGCCGGGTGTGGGCAGACATACATCGACTCGAAAGGTGCAGTGCGTGCCGTCGCCAAGAACAGCGAATGTATCCTCATAAAACACCACGAACGCTAACAAAACATCACGAAACACTTGACTTAGATAGGCAAGTGTGGCATAATACAAATACTGGATACGGCGTCCAGTGATAACCAACCCAGTGTTAGCCGCCGACTAACAGAACGAAGCACCTCACGGTGCACGAACCAACCAACCTTTCAGGAGAAAGAAATGAACCCAAACATTTCAGCCCCGAGCATCGCCTCCAGTGCAGTGCTCATTGATCTGTCCATCAGTACATGGACGGGCCGCAAGCTCGACAAGCGTGCATCCAAGGATGTCACCACACAGAACAACGCCGCCACCGGCGTGGCCAACGTGTCCAAGAAGTTGCTCGGCGACTGCGCCGAATTGGATGCAGTGCAGAAGTTCGCGGCCAATGCACGCAACGCACACTACGCCATGACAATGCCGTGGTCAGACCTTGGCATGCGGCTGTGCCCCACGAAGCAGTACTTCAAGTACCACGAGAGCATGACCGCCCTGCAAACCGAGTTCACCCGACTGGTGACCGTGTTCCTCGATGCGTACGACTGGGAGATTCAGAACGCCCAACTCAAGCTCGGTGCACTGTTCAACCCCGACGAGTACCCGTCACGCGAGGCGCTGACTGACAAGTTCCGGTTCCGCTACGTGGCTGTGCCCATGCCTGACGCTGGCGACTGGCGGCTCGACATCGAGAACGAGGCGGCCCAGTCCATGCGTGAGCAGTATGAGAAGTTCTACGGTGAGCAGTTGACCAAGGCCATGAACGACGTGTGGACTCGTGCCCACGATGCGCTGAGTAAGATGAGCGAACGCCTCGACTACGCCGACAGCCAGACAAAGAAGGTGTTTCGTGACTCGCTGGTGTCCAACGTCACCGACATCATCGACCTGCTCGATGCGTGCAACGTGACAGGCGACCCCGTGATGAGCGAAGCCCAGCGCAAGCTCGACCAAGCACTGCGTGGTGTGACCCCTGACGCCCTGCGTGAGGACGCATACCTGCGTGCCCAGACCAAGCGGCAAGTGGATGAGGTCAAGAAGATCATCGACAACCTGCCCGGACTGGGAATGTGATGTTAGTCGCCGACTAACAAGTTACTACAAACCAATCAAGCGGGTAAAGACGTAAGTCACCCGTAATCAAACTCAACTGAAACTAAGGAAACATCATGTCTAATCAAGCAATCGCCATGTACGCACTGGGCCTCGACCAGATCGAGACTGCCATCCGACTCGGGGGCAAGAAGCGCACCATGCTCGTGCAAGGTCACATGGGTACAGGCAAGTCCTCCCTGCTCAAGGCACTCAAGTCCACCCTGCCAACGCACACGGCGTGTTACTTCGACTGCACGACCAAAGACCTCGGTGACATCACCATCCCGCAGTTGCAAGCGATCGACGACGAGGGGTTCGTGCGCTACGTCACCAACGAGGAGTTGGGTCTGCACCTGAACAAGCCGATCATCCTGATGGTTGACGAGTACGGCAAGGCCAACCCCGCAGTCAAGAACGCCATGCTCCGTCTGTTGCTTGAGCGCAAGATGGGTAGTTACGAGTTGCACCCTGACTCGTTAGTGTTTGCCACGACCAACCTCGGTGCCGAGGGCGTGGGTGACATCCTGCCACCACATGCACGCAACCGCATCACCGTGGTCACGTCACGCAAGCCGACCAACATGGAATGGATTGAATGGGGCATCAACAACGGCGTCGATCACACCCTGCTGGGCTGGTGCAAAGACAACCCGCAACTGTTCCACTCGTTCGAGGACGTGAAAGACCCCGACCAGAACCCGTACATCTTCCACCCGAAGGCACCACGTACTGCGTTCGTGACACCGCGTTCACTCGAAGCGGCAAGCGACTGGCTGAAAGTCCGTGATGGCATGGACGACCAGAGCCTGACTGCGATGCTGATGGGCACGATCGGTGAGCGTGCGGCCATGGACTTGATGGCGTTCGTCAAGCTGAGCGACCAACTGCCGAGCCTTGACTCGATCAAGAAAGACCCGATGCAAGCCAAGGTGCCCGAGAGCGATGCGGCTGTGTGCATGGTGGTGTACCGCACGCTGTCCACGATCGACCGTGACTGGATGGATGCGTGGATGGACTACATGGCGCGTCTTGACAAAGAAGCGCAGGGTCTGTTCGCCAATGGCGTGCGCAACCCGAAGTACAACAAGCAAGCCCTCGTGATGACCAACAAGAAGTTCACACAGTGGGCCATGGCCAACAACTACATGTTCGCGGCTGATAAGAAGTGAGGACAACCATGTTGACCAATGAACAGAAGAAGCAAGTACGCCGTATGGTGTTGCGCGAGGTCGCCATCGCGATGGTGTGTACCAGTATCGGCTTTTTTGCCGTGAGATGGATTGGAGTGTGAAATGCTGATGATCGGTAAACAACTGACCGCTGAACAGCGGCTGACCAAGGCAGTCGTGGACATCATGGCAAGCCCCAAGTATGTCGCCCTCGCAGGGGTGCTCATGGTGGGCAAGCGTGAGATCAACGATGCCATTCCTACAGCGTGTACGAACGGACGTGATGAGATGTATGGACGCGCCTTTGTTGAAGGACTCAACGACGCTGAGTTGCGCTTCCTTGTCC